ACTGGCTCAGATAGAGTTAAGACAATCGAACAGATTGGTATTCCTCTATATTTCGCTGCCAAGAGAGTATACAACTGCTCTGGTAATGAAGTATGGGAGCGTGATAGAATTGTTCATCAGAACAAGATTTCAGCATCAATCGAACTTCTAAAGGCTCTTAGAGAGAAATGTTCTCAGAGCGAATATCCAACCAAAACAGGCAATCATATTGAGCATCGTATGGGGCTTATCAACTTCTCTACAGTTGGTAGGAACGCTACGATGAGCGAGAGATTAGAATATGCTAGGTTCGATATTCTGTCAAAAGAGCGTAATAAGATTGCTAAAGAATTGTCTGAGAAATTTCCAGAATATCAATTTGAAGTTGCTGGTCAGATTGGTATAGATATTGTTGATGAGGGCAATGATAAATCTCAGATACTAAAAGACTTTGATGCCTCTACTGACAAACTCGTATTCTTTGGTGATACTACATATAAGGGTGGTAATGACTACCCACTAGCAAAAGCGATTGAAGACAATCAGATGGGATATATACATCAAGTAAATGGTTGGCAACACACATTGGAGATTTTACAATATGAGAATTGGTTTTACCTGTAGTACATTTGACCTGCTACATTCTGGTCATATTATGATGCTGAGAGAAGCAGCGAGCGTTTGTGATTATCTTATCTGTGGTCTACAGATTGATCCATCTAATGACAGAGCAGGCAAGAATAAACCACTGCAAAGCATTGTAGAAAGATATACACAACTATCCGCAGTGCAATATGTTGATGAGATAATTCCATACGAATGGGAACATGACCTAGAAGACATTCTTCAGTCATATCCTATCAACGTTCGTATCTTGGGAGAAGAGTATAGAGATAGGCAGTTCACTGGTAAAACGTTCTGCGAAACCAATGGTATTGAACTATACTACAATAAACGCAAGCACAGGTTTTCATCATCAGAACTTAGAGACAGAATTGACAGTAAAGAATATCTAACGGAAGGCTAGATTATGAACATTGATGATATTCATATAGAGTGGGAAAAAGACACTGATATGGACCCAGCGAATCTGACAAACGAAGCGAGAAAGATTCCAAAGCTACACGCCAAGTACTACAGGTACTATACGTTTGAGCATAGTGTGAAGCGTAAGTTAGAAGCAGATTTGAAGCGTCTTAGTGTTCTCAGAACAGAATGGTATGATGGTTCAATGGCAGAAGAAGACCTGAAAGAACTGGGTTGGGAACCAAATCTCAAGCGCATTCCCAAGGGCTATGCTAAAGATGCTTTGAACGGCGACTCTCTTATTATCAAAGTGAAGCTAAAGATTGGTGAGGCTGCTGAGAAAGTTGACCTGTTAGAGAACATAATCAAGAGTATAAATAATCGTGGATTTCTCGTCAAGTCTATGATTGATTTTGAACGGTTCCGAACGGGTGCTATGTAGTGTGGCAAGTATGGAAGTATGCTATAGGGTCATTCAGTGATGATAAGACTGAGCCTTATGACAATCGGGTTGCTCTGATAAGAACATTCTGGATTCTAACTCACCTTACCACCTGTTTCTTTATTATAATAGGTAATGGTAGGGTCTTAGGATTTTGGTAGATATAGTCAGTATAGAAAAAGTAAACGAGGTCTTCCTTCGTATTGATGCTGAAGCATCTATCATCATGGAACTCAGTGATTATTTCACGTTTGATGTTCCAGGTGCAAAGTTCAGCCCTCAATACAAAGCAAAGTTTTGGGACGGCAAGATACGTCTGCTCAATAACATGACTCGTTTACTCTATGCTGGTTTGCTGCCTTATGTGGTATCGTTCTGTGAAGATAGAAACTATAAGTGTATCGTATCAGATTATTTCAAACCATTAGGTAAGTATGGTAAAGAGTCTGGTTACGATTTAGCAAAACTACTCAAAGCACCATATGAACTTCGTGACTATCAGAATGATGCATTTGTAGAGTGTCTCAACTCAGAGCGTAAACTTCTACTATCGCCTACAGGTAGTGGCAAGTCGTTCATCATCTATTTGCTTACACAATGGCACTTAGCACGAAACGAAAGAGTGTTAATCGTCGTACCGACAACATCTCTTGTCCATCAAATGGCATCAGATTTCGTTGAATATAACAACGGCAAATCAATGGACATTCATAAGATTATGGCTGGTGCTGAGAAAGATATAGATAGTAATGTAGTGATTACAACTTGGCAGTCAATATACAAACTAAAGAAGCCGTGGTTCAAACCATTTGATGTTGTCGTCGGTGATGAAGCACATCTGTTCAAAGCAAAGTCTCTTACTAACATTCTTTCTAAAATGGACGATTGTAGATATCGCTATGGATTTACTGGTACGCTTGATGGATCACAGACACATAAGCTAGTACTAGAAGGACTGTTTGGTACCGTCAAACGAGTCGTAAGCACAACGGAGTTGATGGAGAAAGATGTTCTAGCAAACTTAGAGATTAAGGGTGTTGTGTTAGAGTATCCTGAAGCTACACGAAAGTTAATGCGTAACAAGACATACCAAGAAGAGATTGATTTTATCGTTAGAAATGAAGCGAGAAATAAGTTCATTCGCAATCTTGCTTGGAGTCTCAAGGGCAATACTTTGATACTCTTTCAGTTCGTTGAGAAGCATGGTAAGCTATTACACCCACTGCTTCAGTCAGATGATAGAGAAGTACATTTTGTGTACGGAGGGGTAGATTCGAATGAGAGAGAAAATATTAGAAAACTCGTTGAAGAGTCTAGCGATACTATTATCCTTGCCAGTTATGGTACTTATTCTACTGGTATCAATATACGCAATCTTCATAATATTGTTTTTGCGTCTCCTTCAAAGTCTAGGATTCGTAATCTTCAATCTATCGGCAGAGGACTTAGAACGCACGAGAGCAAAGAGAAAGCCACCCTATACGATATTGTAGATGACCTCTCACATAAAAAGAAAAGAAACTTTGCACTGAAACACTTCATGGAGAGAGTAGATACATATTCAAAAGAGGGTTTCAATTTAAAGCTATATAACGTAGATATAAAGGGATAGCCATGCTACACGTTTTCAAGTTAATAAGTGGTGAAGATATCTTCGCATGGATAAGAGATGAGAACGAAACAGGGTACCTCGTTGAAGACCCCTGTACAGTTCTTTTCAATCCAACCAATGGTATTCTTCTAAAGCATTGGATGAGCCTGACTGAAGATAATGTTACATATCTGCCTAAATCAAATATACTTTCTGATTTGGGTAAGGCAAATGAACTTGCTGAATACTACTATCATACATATATGTATGAAGCAAAGAAGGTAAATGCTGATGCTCTTGAGTCTTACCATCAAAGTGTAAAAGAAGAAGATTCAAATACGGATGATTTCTTCAATCATATGGTACCACCAAACAGAAACAACTATAACTAATCTAATGTTTCATTGGAGCATAAATGCTATTATACAGCGTTTGAAAAAAATGTCAATCCTTTTTTGATATTTTTATTGCTTTATTTGGGTTGACTTTCGTCGTGTTTTATACTATATTATGTGTAACGATTACAAAAGCGAGATAACACAATGGCTAAGGCAAAGAACAACTATATTGATAACAAGAAGTTTTTTGAGGTGATGGTTGAGTATCGCCAGAAGAGAATAGATGCTGAAGAGTCTGGTGATGATCCGCCCATCATCCCAGATTACATTGGGCGCTGTATGATGGATATCTCAACGAGACTCTCATACAAGCCAAACTTCATCAATTACCCATTCCGTGAAGAGATGGTTGCTGATGGTATTGAGAATGCTATTAGAGCGCTCAACAACTTTGACCCAGAAAAGTCAGCAAATCCCTTTGCGTATTTCACTCAAATCATCTACTATGCATTTCTTCGTAGGATTGCAAAAGAGAAGAAGCTGCTGTATACAAAGCAGAAGATGTATACATCTATGGCAGTGATGGGTGAACTGTATGATGATGCTTCTGGTACAGACCTATCTAACAGTCAGAGTTCATATGCTACTGATTATATGAATGACTTTGTTGATGA